AAAGTTATTCCATCTTTACGATGAACAATTAATCCTAAGTCTGCTTTATTATACCACATTGAACTTTCTTCTATGTCGTAGAGGGTGGGTATCTCAATATTACCATCCTGATCTTTGCCAATCTTTCGAGGGTGGGCAACAACAATGACATGAACATCATGCTTGCTGCAGAACCTTTTGAGTGTTTTTATAAACCAACCAATGTACAATCTCATAGGTTCATTATGACCTGTCTCATGATCCATTTCGTTAAACGGATCTATAATAATAACATCACAATCATGTTGAATTACAGATACTTGCATACGTTCAATCAACCATTGTAGATTAACATTGTCATCAAAAGACGGAACGATAACATTAAAGTGTTTATCTAACCATGCTGCACATCTTGATTTCTTATCTTCAGATACATCAGACCAATCATTAATTGTATTTTCATACTCAAACAAATACCATTTTCTTAAAGCTCTGAGATGATCTGTCTGTGGTTTCTGTTCAAAACTTGCAAAGGATATTTTTAATCCATGATTCTTTGCTAGTTGACTCATCATGTGATTAACGAAGGTGCTTTTACCTGAAGAGGGTAATCCTGTAATAACACTGAAGTCACCTCTTCTAAGTTTGTAGTGATCATCAAATGTTCCCATGCCTAATTCATATATTGGTTTTGTTTCTATTGGTGGCAACTCTGAGAAACGGAATACACCATCGACCTCATACCACTTTGATTTACGGATAACATTTTTAACACCGTCATTACCAAACTTTTCAAGGACATCGTTTAAGTCTTTACAACCTTCAGGATATGTAACCCACTTACATCTTGCCTTTCCTAATCTCATAGCAAGGTCATCTCTTAAAACCTGCCCTGAAGAATCACCGTCAGTACAAAGTATAACTTCTTTACAGTCATCTATTAAAGATAATGCTTCTCTAAGATAATCGTATTTGTTGCTGACTTGATCTCTGTCAACCTCTATAGATTTTGAAGGTGCTCCATCAGGAACACTTACACTCTTTGAAAATCCTGCTTGTAATGCAACTAAACAATCTAACTCACCTTCACAAATAACCAATGGTAAATCTTTTAAAGTTGGATCAGTCAATACTTGATGATTGTAAAATACTTTCTCACCACCTTTTGATTGAAAAAACTTCTTGTCTAAAGTTTTAAACTTTATGTTTACTATCTTCTCATTCTTATAGAACGGAAAAGCAATACACTTAGAGCCATGTAAACTTGCGTTTTGTACTCCCATTCTGACTGCCATCTCTAGGTCGAGACCACGACCCTCTAGGTAGTTTATTTGATCTTGATCCAGTGGATGTAACTCCACTTCTCCATCCGCAATGGTGACATATGACATATAAATCTCCTTCCTTATATCTGACTGCTAAACATTTTTCTGTCTTATTGTTTCTTACTGTGCTGCACTTTGGACAACGACATCTTTTCCATCCTCCAAAACTTCCCCTAAATAATAAATCTTCTAACTCACTTCCTTTTACATTGTTTTTAAATAAAAAATTAATGACTAAGTTTTCACTAGTATGTGATCCCATTTTGCCACCATTCACCCCTTTCTTTTATTTTCATTTCTTTTCCTTCTTTCTTTTGTTTGTCGGTTTTGTGTCTACTTTGTGTCTGTTTTTTTTGGTCATCCTGAAAAACGTCATAATTACAAAGGGTTATTTGTGTCCACTTTGTGTCTGTTTTTATCACTATTAAATCATGGTTAACAAAACACTTTAAGGCTGTTCTAACACTTCTTTCACCCATATTTACGTCAGAACATATTCTTCTTAGCGTTGTAAAAAACTGACCTCTTTTCACTTCAACAGGATAACCATACCTGTCAACAATAGTATCGGTGAAAGCACATTGCTCAATTAAATACAGCCACAAATATCTATAGTTATTGTCGTTTTTAAGAGCAGGGTGTTGTGACCACCCTCTCCACATTTTAAAATAACCTGTTGGTTTTGTCATACTCCACAACTTCCCCCATGACCTGTTATATCACAAATATCATGAGTTTCAACTGCTTCTTCAAATTCTTCACCAAGCTTTTGTTTTGCTTCATTATAAGAAACGGCTGTAAGTGGCTGTCCACCTCGACTTCCGTCAGGATAACAAGTAAAACCTCGAAGACCATGAGCATACTTTGCAAGTGTCTCTGCAAATTCTTCTACCTTATCTTCATTGTTTAACTTACTGCCCCATGCAGGAAGATTAATTGTACTTGAGATTGACATATCAACATATGACTGAACATCGTATTGAAATTTAATTCTTCTTTCATAATCATTTGCCAAGTCTAAAGCACTTTCAATACTATCAGGATCTACACCATAAGTATCTATCATCTCTTGTGCTGCAGCATCCACAACATATTGATAATGCCATCTCTCATTTTTAAGATATCTTCTTTTGTAAGCAACAGCAAAGATAGGCTCTACTCCTGTAGTCGTTCCTGCAATAATTCCAATAGTTCCTGTTGGAGCAACTGCTCTTTTGCGAACAGATGGACTGATTGAAAGTTCTCTACAAAATTGATTGGCTGTTAAATCACTTTGAGTTTTATAGATATACAACCATCTATGAAGTTCAGGAGTAACCTCATACTTATGACCTTTTTTAATTAGCCATTCATGTAATCCCATAAGACCCAAACCTAAACGTCTGTTCTTCTCTCTAGTTTCGTAAACCTTTTTGTATGGAAGATCAGCAACCATTGTGCCGCAGACTAAAAATTTTGTCGCAAGATGTACAACATCTCTCAACTCATTTATGTTATCTATCCTTGCAAGATTTAAAGAACCAAGATTACATAGATCAGAATCATCCTCTGATGTTACTTCAGTACAGGCATTACGAAGAGTTTCTTTTTCATTGTCAAAAAAGTTAAAAGAAAATCCCGGCTCTGCTGTAGACAATGCTTGTCTGCAATTTTTTCTAAACACATCGCCAACATCTCCTGTTGTCCAATACCTAGTTAACCATTTCGTATCGTAGTTGACTGAAATGTTTGTCATGTCCAACGGTGCAGGAAAATTAAAGTCTTGTTGTTTAATATCAAAGATAGTACTTCCTGTATTACCAACAGGCATATTGTGCCAGTTCTTAGCATTAATAAACTCTTCAATGTCTCCTGACTTCCAATTAAGACTAGCATATATAGCACTTCTTCTACTACCACCTTGCATAACTGAACGACCTAACTCATTGATCATTCTCATCTTTTCAACAGCACCACTAGCAGTACCACCTGTACCTGACAATGCACTACCTCTTGGTCTGTAAACAGAATAGTCTATTCCTATACCACCACCTGTCATTAAACAACTCTCAGCTTTCCAACTAAGATTTGCCCAATCTTCTCTTGTGTCTTCTTCTGCTCTCAATAGAAAACAGTTATTAAAAAATTTTCTTTTCTTCCCTGCGTAAAATAAATATCTTCCGCCCGGTACGAACTTTAAATCTGTAATATATTTTATCAATGTATCTTTTTCGTCATAGGTCATTTGATCCCTACAAACATCTTCAACAAGTGTAGCTGACAACTCAGCCCATGTACTTGCATTCTCATGTCTATACTTTTGATTAAAAATATCCTCTGAGAATTGCGTTCTAAACATTGGATTTATATTAGATTTCCATACCATTTCTAGTCTCCTTGATTTGTTTGGAGAAAATATCTCTCCATTCGATTAAAAGTTTTTTTGCGTTTGCGTCACCTCTCGCAATTTTTTTTGCTAATTTTCGGACTGCTACTTCAGGCACAGTTGCGTATGCACAGACCATTGGAAAATCATCGTTATCATGAATTAACCAATCTCTAGCTACTTTTTTGACTCGCTTGTGTTTCCAGTCAGGCCAACTAGGATTTATTGACTTGCTGTGTCCTGCCGAGTCCAACAATGCTTGAAGTATCACTGCCCTCCATAGACGGTTTGTACCGTCTAACCATATTCCAGTCAAGAACTATCTCCATCACTTCATTAATTGATCGCACAACAGCTACTGAACAACCCATACTTTTGAGTTGCTTGTGGATCTTTCGTTGTGCTGAAGATAGTCTGCCAGTTGGAGTTTTTACTTCAATACCGTAATATATTCCCTTATATATTAGTTGTATATCAGGCCACCCTGCAACAAGACCAGCTCTCTTCAGTTTAGCACCTCTGATATACCCACCGCCACCAGAAGGAAAAGCTGTCATCATTACATCTTTCTTTAGATGACTTCTTAAAACATTCACAATGGCTGTTTGAAGTACTAACTCAGGTTCTGATCTTTTTCTTTTGCCTGCCATATTTTGAGATAACAAAAAAAAAGGGCTAAGTCAAACAACTTAGCCCCAGTTTAGGAAGAAATTTATGAAAATAGAGATCTATAACTTATCTTAAAAAAAAGAAAGGAGTACAGATTGACAAACTATAGATCCCAATGTTATGGTATCATAGTAATTATGGAAGATCAACTACCAAAATCATTATTGAATTATATCTCGAATGATAGCTATGATGCAGGCTCTATACCTGTTGATATCAGTGCAACTCGTCTTAAAGATACACCAAGAATAAGCAGGCTATTTAAACAACACAGAGATAAAATAAAAATAAATCATTTAGATAAAGGTTTTGCAAAGCTTGGAGAAGCTTGGCACAAAGCTATGGAAGATAGTTCTCCTGATGATTGGATATGTGAGAAAAGATTTTACGCAGATGTAAACGGATATGTAATATCAGGAGCTATAGATGGTTTAGAGCCTGTTGGTAAAAATCTATATAATATATGGGATTATAAATTGATGTCGTCTTATAAAGCAAAGACTGACTTATCAGAATTTGTAAAACAATTAAACATATATGCATACATCCTTAAAAAAAATAATATAAATGTAAAAAATTTATACATATCTGCAATGATTAGAGATTGGACTGTCAATAGAATATCAGATCCTAATTATCCTCAGACAAATTTACCTGTTTTCAAATTAGAAAAATGGGATGATAAAGTTACAGAACAATATGTAATGGAAAGAGTGGAGCATCACACTCAAGAAGAACTTCCTGAATGTACTGATGAAGAGATGTGGTCAACTGGCGACACGTTTATAGTAGAATCATTGAAGGCAGGAAAGGTAATGAAAGTTTTTAAAACTAAAGAAGAAGCTGAATTACATCCAAGTGTAATTAAAGGTACTGCAAAGGTTGACAAAAGATCCAGTGAAAGGTTAAGATGTAAAAGATATTGTGAGGTAGCTGATTTTTGTGATCAGTATCAACAACATCTCACTTCAGCATAAAGGAGAAAAAATGAAAGATAAAATTAAAAATGCACAGCGTCTTATTACGGATGCACAAGGTGGCAAAGCTAATATTAAAGGTAAAGAATATACTACAGTACCTCTTAGAGTAGAAGTTTTCCGCAGCAATCTTGATGATGAAGATTTAAAATCATCGCCAAATGTATATACTCATTTAAAAATATTTGAGAATAGAGTTATATCTAAAACTTATTTAGCTAAAAATATTGACATACACTTAGATGAAGAAGGCAAAGAGATTGTCACTATGGAAAGTGTAATAGCTGTAGGTACAGCAGAAGAGTTAAGAGACTCAAGCATGATAAATAAAACAAGTGCTGTAGAAAATGCAGAGACTTCAAGTGTAGGTAGAATGTTAGCTAATCTTGGTTTACATGGTGGTTCTTATGCTTCATTTGAAGAAGTTGAAACAGCTATTGAAAAACAAAATGTTGTCCAACTAAAAGATAAAAAACCTATTCAATCAAAAGATGTGACACAGCATAGAGATTTATCTGAGGAAAAAGATTATTTGTACACTAGTATTAAGACTTTAATTGATACAGGATTTGTAGATACAAAATCTAAAATGAATGTATGGGCTGTAGAAAATCAAGATAGATTTGAAGAATTAAGAAATAATGACTTGCATAATCATTCAATATTAGTTAATGATTTATCAGAATTAAGAAAAAATCTTCCACAAGAGAAAGGGAAAAAAGCATGACTGAATATGACAACACCAATAATGGTGCATTATTCACACCTATCGACACAAACATTATCAGACAAGGTAAAGTAAATGTTGAGGGAACAGATAAAAATATGCTCATTGTCAAAAGCAAAGACAGAGAGGGCATGGAATACTATAAACTATACTTTGAGAGTGCTATCATCTACAAGACTGAGAAGAAGAAAGAAAATGACTCAGACATGGATGGAACTTTGAATGCCGTAGTAGATGGATCAATTAAGCCAATGAAGTTTTGGCTGAGAAAAAAAACAAGTGCAAAGGGAACAGACTTTACAAGTGTAAGTCTAGCACCCAAGACTTCTAATGGTGGAGCACCTGTTCAGGAAAAATCCATAAATGAAATGGATATGCCTAAAGAACCACCTAAAGAACTTAATGATGAAATCCCTTTTTAAAAAAAAAGGATAAGATCCCCCAAGCATTTAAAATATGTGAGGGGGTTTCCTTGTATAATATGTTCAAGTCAACCACCAGTCCACGCACATCATGTGAAGCACTCCGAAAAGACAGGAATGGGTCTCAAGGTCAGCGACTGTTGGACAGTGCCTTTGTGTTGGGAATGTCATCACGAACTGCACAACGCAAAAGTAAAAGAAGAACTTTTTTGGTCACTCAAGGGAGTAGATCCAATAGAAAAAGCACAAGAATTATGGAGACATACTAATGAAGCCAATGCCAAGAAAAGCATTCGTTGAGGTCAGCGGATTTGAAGCAAAGAAACACGCATTAAGACAAACCACAGATGGACTGTGGCAATTAACTTTAACTGTATCAGAGTTTGGTAATGCAGATTGGATGGTGTTTGCACCTGTGGGATTGCCTATGGCTATAGGAATTAAAGCATTAGACTACGACAATCCTGAAGAAGTTCATGAGGATAATGATTTAAAGAAATACGTTACTAAGTCTGTAATGCTATGTAAGAATGAAGACTTCCAAAAATATATTGAACAAAGAAATATGGAAGAGGGAACTTACAATTGGGGAATGGGCAATCAAGAGATTGAATGTTCTAATGCATTAAAAAGTTTAATAGGAATAAATTCAAGAGCAGATTTAAAACTTGAAGGCAATGCCTATGATCAAAAGAGAAGAGACCTTGATAACCTCATTCGAGACTTTGAAAATCATTATGATAAAAATGTTTAACTATTCGTAGTGAGCGTTAGCAGTTGTTTGATTTTGACCCAGAGCCTGAACTCTTTTTATTAATCGCTCTGATCTGTTTGGCGTTTGTTTATTCCATCTAGAGTCACGCATCTCCTCGCCCATTTCATGCCATGCTCCACGATTACAAGCATCCACAGTCTTTTTAAATTTTAAAAGTCTTGGCATTCCTAATTGAAAACACATATTTGCCGTAACTAATCTGATTTCCTCTGGGAGTTTATTCCAATCTTCGAATATTTGCCCACAATCTTTAATAGTAGTTGCGACATCACTTTCAAAAACATTATAAATACGTTCATGAGAAACCTTCGTTCCGACTTCCTTTCCATATTCTGGATCGTTCTTCGTAACCAAATGTCCAATTCCAAAAGTGGGATGGCCTTCCGAACAGAGATAAATCGATTTCTTATTTCCTTCATCGTTTTCTAAATCCTTGCGTAGTTTATCAATAAAGTATTCCATTCTGTTCCTCAATAGTTTATAATATGAATATGTTAATTCTTTTAAATCTTGTCGTAATAGGTTTATTTCTGCTCTTGCTGACAGTAACTCTCTTCTAAGAGTTTCCTCGAATGTATCTTCGTGGTTGTTCCAACCTTTATTTTCTGTTTCCGATTGCACTAAAACCAAAATAAGCTCCCACCAGTCCACACATACTTATGTATTGTGTCATAAGGATACTCTCTGCTTCTGCTAATCTTTCTGGGAATAGAAGAGTCACAATAGTGGTAATAGCCATAAGAAAAATTAAAACCCATGCCATTCTCCTTTTGTTTGTTTGATATGTTAGTTTATCAGGTACTAGATCGTTTGCGTTTTCTGACATATTTCTTTATCCCATAATAAAATGATGTTGCGTTTATGATTGTATTTAAGCTAACCATTGTAACTAAAATCCATTCCCAACCTTCAGGCATTATTTTTTGCCTCTAAATTTATCTAAGCCTCTTATTCCAAGTGCGGCGGAAACTGTAAGAAACAATAGATATGTGTACCACTCTGGTAACTCATTAAGTCTAGCAAAACCGTTCTTGACTACATCTTCCATACCGGGAATGAATACCAAAATTGTTGGAATTAGTATAACGATTGTGACAAGCTCATCTTTCCACGAGTTTTGAGTTCCTTGTGCCATAATGATTTCCCACTTAGAATCATGTGTGGCTGCAGTCCGCATTATTTCAGCTTCGGCTTCAGCTTTTGTCTGAGCAAGAGTTGCTTTGGCTTTTTGTTTGTTAATCTGACCTTGCATAAATGACCCTGCAAGTTCGCTGATTGGTCCTATAAGTGCTTGAAACATTATGTCTTTTCTCCTTTAGGTTCTCCAATGTAAACGCAAGTGCTGTATCCGTTTAAATAATCAGGATTTAACATTGTTTGCGTTCTTACTTGATCAATGTATTCGTAACATTTATCTGATGTTGAAAGTGGGAAATTTATCATAGGAAAATTTACCCAAGCTGCTGTGTCTCCTAAAGACCACAGTATTGTTATTACAGGTATCCACATTTTATGACTCTCTTATATTGGTTAAAATTTTATCGACTTGTTTAGCCGTTGCATTTCTATTTCTTATTAACGACTTTAGTCTTTTCTCTTTTTCATCCCCAGAAAGATTTTCATCTAGTCTTATTTTTCTTATATCGCCATTTATTTTTTGAAGTTTCTTGTTTATGTTTAAGAGAAACTTCCTGTATCTTAATTTTGTTTTGTGCTTATCCATTAAAGCAAACGCTTGCTCAACTCTACCGTCCCTTTTAAGCATGTTAACAGTAGAATAGATCGTCTCTACCTCTTTCTTGAGGTCATAGAAATCCCCTACAAAACGATTTGACGGGTCAGGATCTGGTTTTCTAAATCTTCCAAAGCCCAAAGCCTCAGCAGTCTGCCCAATTGGGTTTGATCCAAAAACGCCAGTCGGTCTTGTTGGTATAACACCCATACCTGATGCTATAACATCAAATGCTGTTAGCATATAACCTCCAAGTGTTCCTAAATAACCTTCAACAAGTTGAGATATTTGATTTGGCGAAAGAGTGTCTTGACTTGCCTTAGACAGTAGTCTCGTTGCCTCTGGCGTGGTAGGTCCTACACGCTCGGACTTAAGGTATCTTTGTTGAGATGCTGTGTCCAAGTTTCTGCCAGTAAAAAAATCATAATTTGAAGCAACTTCAACGGCAGGAATTAAAGCTTGTGGCAACGGATTAAATGAGAACGTATTGATGAATGTATGAAGAAGACCATCCCTGACATACTCACTGCTTTCAGTTGTCATGCCGTCAACAAATAATTCTGGTATTGATGTGAATATAGCACCAATCTCAAAAGCTCTTGGAATAAGTATAGGCTCTGTACCTAAAACTCCTTCTAATCCTAATACGTTTGGATATATTATATGATACGCAAGCTTTCTGTGCATTGGCTCTTCTCTCCAACGATCATCTTGAGACATAAGGGAATACAAAGCCATATTTGCCGCCATTAGCATAAGACCTTTGCCTATTGTCTTGCTTCTGTCAGCTTGTTTACCAGTTGTCATTGGCTCAAACGTTCTGTACAAACCTTGAAATCTTGCATTTAAGAACGGCACAAGTGGTAATAATGAATTGACAAATACACCGACCTTTGTTTGAGCCGCTCCCTTTCTGTTAAAGTTTATAACATTTAAGGCTTCATAAGCTGCATCCTCTTTTGACATACCAGTATCTACTAGTTTTCTGTATATAGCCTCACGAGTTGCAAGTTCTGTAGCTTCGCCTGCTCTTGTTAACTGACCCCATCCAGCTTTTATAAGATCTGTAAATCCCTGCATGTCACCGACAACATTGTATCCTCTGTTTCTTTGCCTCATTTGTCTTTTTAAAAGTCTTGCAGAGTCACGAAAATCATCGCCAAATGTATAACCACCCACACCTGATATAAGTTTCATTTCTTTGATTGTTTCGCTCTCTTGATAAGCGTTCTTAAGACCAACCATTGTATCTGTTACAGGAACAAGAGGTGCGTCCACAGTAACAAATGCCGCCATATCACCTCTTATTAAGTTTGCAATCATAAATGGTGGTGCGTGAGTTATACCTTCTCTAAATATTCTACCCAAACTTTCCATCATTTTAAATAAGCCGTCAGTTTGTCTTGGTGTCATTGCGGCTAGTGAGGCGTAAGCGTATGGGTTCTCTGTTATATCATAGTGAATAGTCCTGTTTGCAACCTTACCAGTCTTAAGAAGAACGTTCTTTCTAAACGATACGACAAGACCTTTCTCTCCTAATAGTTTTCTTTGTTCACTGGAAACTCTTTTCCCCATGTCGGCTCTTTCCATGAGGTTTACCGCTTTTTCCATAGCCTTGTTTTTCATGGCAGTATCTATAAGAGCATGAGCGTTTCTAAACATGTTTTCTGCGAGATCGCCTATTGGAGTTCTGCCTCCAGAATATTTTTGTATCATTGGTTGTGGGTTGTTAAGAACGGCTGTAGTGTTAGGACCTCTAACATCTGACTTAAACAACATACCGCCTCTGTATGTATCTTCCTCTATCGCTCTGTAGAATGGCAAGTAATCGTATTTTGCTAAGTTGTCTCTTTGTCTCTGATCAAGCATGCCAGCTTGCACCATAAAATCTAATAAACCAGTATTGAATTTTTGATATTCGTCAAAAGATTTTTTATATTTTGCGTTCTCAAGTGCTAGTCCATCTTGTATTAGCTTTTGTCCAATAAACTTTTCTTTGTCTCCCAAAGCCTGTGCTCTTCTTGCTTTGGCATACTTCTCCCAATCTTGATACTCTTTGATAGTGTAGTTTTCAAATATTTGAAATAAGCCTTTCTCTTTACCAAAACTAATTCCTCCATCTTTTCTCATAACAGGAACGCCGTACTTCATAATCATTTCAACACGACCAGCACGGTTCATTACCATTTCCATGTAACGTTGAGCACCCTCAAGAACGTTCATTCTTTTCTTTATGCCGATAGTTTTTTCACTAACAAATTCTTCTATTCTTCCAAACTCATCTGAAGAGCTTATAAACTCTCCAACAAATCTATCTCTTTTTGAGAACACTCTCTTCATGCCACTAATAAAGTTATTAATTGCACTGTCATTGTTTGACACAACGGTTTCTTCCCATGACTGGGCATATCCTCTTTTCGAGTCTTCTATGTAGGGTATGTATGGGTTGGGTGGAAAATACCCAAATTCGTTTACATCGTTGCCATCCCAATAAATATCTTCGACTAATGCTGTTTGTGAAAGAACCTTGCCTCTTTGATTTCCGCCCAAGCCATAACCAGATCTTGCATGAAGCTCAGCATATTTTTTACTAAGCGTTACAAAGTCACCAGAGTTTATGCTTGTTATGGAATCTTCATTTGGAACACCTCTGTAGATTGTAACTTCAGCGTCTGGTTTCCCTCTTGCTTTTAATATAGCTTGATAACTTTCATTGTTTGCTATCCCAAATTCACCTGTGGCGGTAGCATATAGTTGCTTGCCTCTTGGTGAGTAAAAATCACTTGGATACCCAGCTTGTTCACCATTTGTTGATATTGTAAGATCATCTAACCTAATTGGATCTTCGTCCTGAGGACCTCTAGGTTGGTGCTGAAGTCGGTATGATGTGTCCGCCTCTTCCTTTAAGCCTTCTGATCTAGCATTGCCGACTTGTCTACTTAGCTGTGTATTTATTTCAGCTAACTCTTTTTCTATAGTTCGTCTTCTGTCATGTTCGCTTGGAGTTAATCCAGAAAGAACGTCCTTACGTTTTAATGTTTTTCGTTCTTCTTTTAAACTAATTTGTTGATCATAGATGTTTTGTTCTGGAATTAAGTTTAATTGCCTTAATGCATCCTTTTTTAGTGGAAATATTCCACCCCTCTCAGACCTAACAGAAACATTGTTGTTTCTTACGTCTACTATCTCACCATTAATGCTTTCTGAATTTATTTTTTTACCTATAAGGTCATCATAATATCTATATAAGCTATCCTTTACCAGTTTAGGATTCCTTGATTTTAAAAAACGATAAGCATCTAATGTTAAATTATCGCTAGGTTTAGCTCCTATTTTTTCTGCCTGATCATACAACGCAGTCGCCACACCCATTCTTCTATATTCAGGATCTACTTGCAACAATTCAATTTCTTTTTCTCCACGAACGTTACTTAAAAATAACTCTCCAACCTTTTTGCCATCCATGTTAAATTCAAGAACATCATACTCTCCCTGTTTTGATTGTGTTATTCCTCTTTCAGACTCTTCAGTTACTCTCTGAACATCTCTGGGATCTGTTCCTCTAGTTCTGCCGTCAGCTCTGTCCCTTCTGGAAATGCCAGTTCTAAGTAATTTTTTCTTGTAAGAGGAATCGAATGATACTTCATTACGTCTATCAGTGGGTCTGTCCCAATCTGGTCTACCAAAAGATTCGGTTTCGGTTTTTGAGTTTGCATAATCCATTACCTCCTGTCTTGCTTGATCAATAGTGATCTTACCGTTTCTGTAATTGTTCCATACATTTTCAATGTAAGCAACGTTTTCTTTTGTTTTAAATTCTGGTGTAAATAAACCTCTAACAGCTTCCCATGTAATTGACTGCATTTCTCTTGGCAGTACGCCAGCTTCTCTTGCCGCCATGACATAGGCTTCGTAGTTTATTCCATACATGCCCTTAGATCCAAGCGGTCCTACCGATGCAGAACCCTCAACCCCTTTTGTCTTAGATGACATTACACCAAAGTTGTGACTGACTGGAATAGAAGCACCTGAGAACGGCTGTAAGAAAAGAGCGGCTACGGCGTGAGTGTCAATTGTAGCTGAACCCTTCTCGTCCAGAGGATTTGCTATGTTGTTGTAAAAACTTCTTATCTTATGACCAGTCCCAAGCTCGGCAGATATAACGTCTATTTCATCGTTCTCATACATTCTAACAGCTTTGGCAATTTCTACTAAACTGCCCCATCCAGTTGCTTTGGGAGTTCCTAACTCTCCGTTTTTAATTTGCTTCTTTGTTCTTTTCCTTCTAGCAAAGTCTAAGAACTCCCCTTCTGGAGAAATAACTCTGTGACCTCTGTCATTGTAAGTTTCGTCAAATATTCTTATCCACATAGCTCTATAAGTTGCTTGATAAGGCTGTTTGGTTGCAACGTTATATTCTAAATCTGATAATGATTTGTCTTTAATCTCATCCAACATTGGCTTGTATTGTTTTTTACCAAAAATTCTTTTAGCTGTAACAGCCATTTCTGGAGTAAATTTTACACCAGCTTGTGAGGTCATAATGTCAATTAAGCGTTCTGCTAGAGAGGCATTTTGAAACCAATCTTTTTGTGGACTAAGTGCGGCTAAAATACCAGAAGTCTGTTCAACAGTAAGATTTCTATTTTTCTTGTAAGACTCCATAGGTATTCTTGCAAACCTGTTAGCAATCCTGTTTGCACCCTCATACCATAACCTTGATCTTCCTCTTATGTTTTCTGGAATATTGTTATATATATATAAAAGATTTGATTTCGCTCTATCTATATACAAATCTAAAATTTCATTATCACTTAGTCCGTCTGTCTCACCTTCTTGTATTATATTATAACCCTTTAACTGTCTTGCCGTTTTAGCTAATGCAGTTGGGGTTTGTCTAACTGGCGATGAGTCAATAGAAAGAAAATCTTTAAATGCATTTTCAGTAGCTGTCTTAGCTGTTGGCATCCTTGAACTTACAGACCGTCCTGCTTCTACGCCACGAAGTCCTCTTTCTGACTCTTCGGTGTCTCGCATTTTTCTGTATGCTTCAATATCTTCTTGAGATGCTTGCTCTGTCTGTCGGTCTTGTATTTTTTGATACTGTTGCCGTTGAACTCTAGCAGTCTCTTGAGCAAGCTTTTTGTCATCTCTTGAATAAGCATGCATGACATTCATGTTGTTTTCGTCACGAGGATCTTGCTGTAATCTAACAACGCCTATTTGTTTATAGGATGGATTTTTATATCTTATGTTTATAAATCCTTCACTGTCTCTTTCTATCTTTCCGTTCGTTACAACGTCTTGAATAAAGGAGACAACATTATTGTGTGGTGTGTTTAGCTTAATAAGATTTACGTTGCTCGGATGTAGAATTATGTCAGCACCATGACCACCAAATTTTTCTTTTCTTTTTGAATAATACCTTTCACCTTGCGGTAGGACAATGTTCTTTTTCTTTTCGTTTTTACGCAAGCCTATCTTTGCAATAGTTGTGCTGTTATTGTTTAATTTAAGTAGAGTTTGACTTCTTCTAATGTCAGTGGCGTATCTTTGTCCGTTTGGACCAGTCAAAAGATCGTCTGACGGTGCTCTAGCTGACTCTTCAAGATCAGATATAGGGTCTTGTGACCTCTCCTGCAACCCTCTATTATTAAACGGCTTAGATGCAACGCCTGTTGCTACAGCTTCGAATACATCTTCTGCATTTTTAAATCCGTAACCCTTGAATGAATTACTTAACCGCTCTAAAAAGCTCGAAACAAAACGAAAGTAACGAGCAAGACCGCCTGCCATGACTGGAACTTTACCCTCTTGTCTTGATTTGTTATAAGCACTGAAAGCATAAGCTTGTAATTCTCTTCCTGTTATACCACCGTTCCTAGTGTTTATAGCTAAAAGATCTTCGTGTAATTTTAAATTTGTTCTTTTTATCCATTTAGCAGATTTTGATGTTGGGTAATCTACTAAGGTGTCTACTTTGTTTGTAGAGCCAAACTCTTGATCTAGGATCTTTTTTGACTGCGGATCATATTGTATAAAGAAGTCCTGCATTACATGAAAAGCTTCGTGACTTGCTGTTTCTTGTAATATCTCTGGATTAAATTCTAAAAATACTTTTCCATCTTTGGAAATTGTTCCTGTCTTCATTGCAAGACTTATTAGTTTGGCATGAGCATTTCTTCTGCCCTGCACCTGACCTTCTGTGCCTTCGATTAACTCACCAGTCTGTTTGTCAATGCTTTTTAATGCTTCAACAAACTTAATTGCATGACCAGACTTCTCAGGCAAAACTTTTGTCATTACGTCTGCAACCTCAAAGGCTACAAAAAGCTCACCAACAGTTCTCTTGTTGTCGTCTAATACTTCACGCAGTGCATCTGCATTTAACTTACCCTGCTCGCCACGCTTTTCTATTTCATCAATTCTATTGTTTACTACCTTAACAGCATTACGATATAATTTACTGTCTGTTGTAATTACTCTTTTTTCTTGTTCTTGCTGAACCTCATCATCAAAAGCTTGTCTCGTTGGTGCTTGTTGTGCAGTGGGAGTTGCTCTTACTTGTTCTCTCACGATAGAAAGAACGGCATCCCTTGTAATTGGACTGTCAAATCCTGATTCAATTAAATTTGCATATTGACCTGAGTTCTCTTTGATAATATTTAACGCTTTTATTATCTCAGGCTTGCTTAGTCCTCTTTCGCCCTCAAGGTAATTTGGAAAGTTTTGATAGTAGTTAAAAATATAATCTACAGCGGATGAACTTTCTTGTTGTTCAGTTGTCTCAACTGGGTCTACTCCACGCTCAGATTCTTCAAAGTAGCTAGAATCCTTTAATTGACCAGTCAAAAGCAACTTTTGTGCTTCTTTTGTGGATAGTACACGCCTCTTACCAATGGGTTGACCGAGCATGATCTTTTTTCTCTGCTCTAAAATTGTCTTTGTGTCAACTTCTCTTTCCGTAGGTGGCAAATCTTTGGTGGCTATGCCGTTGTAAACGTCATCATTTAGTTGATTTTGTAGCTTAAATTTTTCTGGTTTGTCCTGTTCTTGAATGTAAGTCTTAGCTTCTTCTAAATCTGCAAAAGGTGGTACTTTTTGATCTTTTCCCTTAAGATCAACCACTTTATATTCTGTAGGTCTTTCGTCTGTAAGTTGAATGTCCTTTTTAGTTACCTCAAACCCTGCAACTTTATCTACGGCTTCTAAATCTTTTTCAAGTTCTGTCTTAGGATCTAACCTTGCTCTCTCCGCTTGTATAAATCTGTTAAAGGCATAAAGCTTGTCAGGTGTTGATATTTTCTTGCTGTCCAATATTTTTTTCATTGCATGACGCAAAGGCAATTCTTGTGTTGCTATCTTTCTAACCCTTTTTAACTCTGCCTCAGTATTGACGGCATCAGGATTAAATTCAATTTGGAGTAAGGGTGGGGTCTTGTCGTCAAGAGTTATTATTCTTGATTGTTCAATTATTTGATCAATTAAATTATCAGACAAACCAGATCTTTCAAAGGTCTTTATAGCCTTGTCTTCTCTATCCTTTCTTTCTTTTGTCTCTGGATCAACTTTTTGTTTAAGAGCCTCTTGTATGCTTGCAACTCTTTTAAGTTTTTCTTGTGCCTCAAGAGTTTTGCTGTTTAGAATGGTTCTAACTTTGTTTGGCAGTCCTTTAACTTTTTTAATTTCTTCTACTTGCGTTTCGGCATCTGCGGTGTCTTGATCAAAATCAAGTTGTAACAAAGGTTGAAATCCACCGCCCTCTTTAACAACTTCTAAAGCGTCAACTAGACCTGAGTTCTTTTCTGCTTTTTCTCTAGCTTCTTTTTGAACCGTTGTTTCTGTGAAAAATCCTGCACCAGCTCCAAAAGCTTTACCACCTATAGCACCTCTTATAGTTGCATCTAGTATTTGTGAAAAATCACCACTTTGGAAAAACTCTTCATTATCATCTAAAAGTCTAGCGGCTGAAACTTGAGTTGTTTGTTGTAATCCCTCTGTTATACCCTCAACAATACCACTCTTTAAAGCTTGTTGTGCCATAGCTGACTTCTTTGTTTTAGCTTGCGTTGTTCCTAGCTTTTGCAAACTTCTAACCAACATACCCTTAGCAAGTTCTTCTCTTCCTCCTTTGCCCAGTCTAGACAAGAAAGCTGCAGGAACAATACTGTCTAATGCGGCGTTAAAAGAGCCAACAAGTAAAGATGCTCCAACGCTTGCATCACCTGTCTCTTGTTCAAGAGTTAAGAAAGCTTCTGGTATAGTTTGAACTCCAGAACCAGCAAATGCACCACCTATGTTACCAATAGCTTGTGCGTTTTTTGCTACAGCACCAGCTTCTTTTACCAATCCTTTTTTAAGTAATTGTTTTATACCTTGTTTTGCAGCTACAGCACCAACACCACCGCCCAAAATAGATGTTGCTAAGGACGGTGCAAGCATACCGACAGTTTCCAGTCCATACTTAGCTGCGTCAGAAACGCTGTCTATGTCTTTGTATGACGGCACAAGTGATGGTCTTTCCTCTTCCATCTTTTCCATTCTTGCGTTGTACTCGTCAATTTGCTTATTGTAATATTCTTCTGCACCTAAACCCTTGCCAACAAGAGCAGGCAACCCATCAAATAATAATCCAGCAGTTTGTGTCATGCCTCTGCTTAAACCACGACCAAAAGCACCAGCAATACCAACTTCATTTCTTTTACGCTCTATTTCTTCTTCTTTTTTTAAACGTTCATTCTCGTTAACTCTAAATTGAGAGTCTTGTATAGCTTGTACTATTTGTGATCTTGGCATGTCGTCAGGAAAATTAACAACAAAACCGTCTGGCATTTGAATTATTGGCATTATTTACTCGCTGGAAATTGTGCTAGATAATCTTGATATGACGTAGATGCTGTTCCTGCCGTTCCCATTCCTCCCGTTGTTTGTATTTGGTAGACGTTTGAAAATAAAACCGAGTAGAGCTTCATGGTATCAATAGATCCGTCAACATTCTTGACTTGAGCATAGAGTGCATCACCTAACACTTGCTTAGCTGCATCGACATCAGAAAAATCTGAAGTTGTTGCGTCTGTTTTAGCTTTGCCTATTCGTGTAGTGAGGTCTAACAAAATTCCTCTAGCTGTAACGTCAGGTGTTGCACCTTTGTCAGAATTTTTCTTAAACAAACTTAAAAATGAAGCTTGCTGATCTGGTGGCAAGTTTTGTAATATTCTAAAGTTTTTAGCTTCTGGTGTTAAGAATTTTACCATAGTATCTATTCTTGCTCTGTCATCGCTTGCAAGTTCAAGAGCGTTAGCAAATTGATCCTGCTCCATCTGACTTTTGGTTGAAACAATTGAGAACATATCTTTAGCATAAGACGAATCAAGATTTAACTTGTCTAGCACTCCTTTGTTTGCTTTATCGTTGAAACGATCAAACATTGCATTCTTTTCTTTGTTTAGGGTAAAGATACCAGACTCAGAAGCCTCTCTACTTTGAATCTCATTTAACTTCATGTTTGTTTTCTTCTCATGAAATTCCATATCTTGACCAAAAATGTCGGCTTTCATTTTGTAAACGTTCATTTTGTTTTGTTGCTTTTGGTATTCAAACTCCAACATAAGCTTCGCATTGTTTACAAAACGTTCTCGTTCTTTTTCATTGTCAAACTTATAATCCTTCATAGCTTGACTTAAAGCAGATCCACCAGCCTCTAAAAAAGTATCTTTATCAGAACCTGCAATATCAGCACCTATCTGAGCCACATATCCAAAAAATCTTTGTGCAGGTGTCATTTGTGGTTTCATTGCATCAAGTAATTTTTGTTGTGAGTTGATAATAGTTTTATCATTCTCTATGTAGTTTAATGCTTCATTAAGAACTTCTTTTCTGCCATCGTACAACTTTTCCATCTCTTTCGTGTCAAACAAAGCAGACTTTTCTTTTTTAATTTTTTCAAGGGTGGTTTTGTATTTATCGTATTCTGCACCTCTAATTTTGGATATGCCACTGTCTCTTTTAATATTAGCGTCAATTTGATCTTTAGCCGCTTTATTGTTTGCGGTTAAAGTATTTTCAAGGTTAGTTAACGTTGTCTTCATGCTTGTTTGATCAGGGAGATTTATGTCTTTCTTGCCTGATTGCATTTGTTTTTTTAAGTAATCATCAATGTTGAAAACATCATTAGGGTTTGGATACGATTCCTTTTGTCCTTTTAAATCAGTGTCTAATCCACTTCTTTTTCTTTCTTCATCAATTCTTTTTTTGTACTCGTCCGTGCCCGGAATATATGATGCCGAAACTTGCCCCAAGTCCTCTGGATCTAAGTCATCTTTAGCTACTGATGGATCACGCTTAATATAATCTGTTATGTCAAATGGTATTTGTGCTCCCGCTGATGTTGTTTGACCAGTAAACCCTACAGGTTTTACCGCAAGGTTGGTCATGGGAGTCTCTAGATTTTTTATACCAGCATCCTTGCCCTCAAGATAATTATAGTAATCTTCGTACAGATCTTTGTCACTTTGACCAGAACGTAACTTCATGTCAGTCGCTGTTATTAAACCTCTAGCTTGATATGGAGTTGATCCTGCTAATCCTGTATAAGGAAGATATGCTTTAGTTGCACCAATGGTGCTGTCTATTGCCGATTGCTTGTTAAATATTTCTTGTGGTGTGGGGTGTTGACCTCCGTGTTTAAGACCAATAGGCTGTCTCGCCATGTTCATGTCTCTTCCAAAATTCTGTGGAGAAACGTTGTTCATGTTTTGTTGAGGTCTTTGAATTGGAGCTTGCATCTTTGTTTGTTCCGCTTTTGCGTTTTGCCTCATGGCTCTTCTTCTTTGAAGTTCCTGTTGAACAAACATGGATGGTATCTTGTCTGGTCTACGCAACATCATCATTAACTGTTGATCACTTGCCTGTCTTAATACTGATTGTATTCTCGCTGGATTAATTCCTGCACCCTGCATATTTATCTCCTGTTAACCGTATGGGAATAAGTTGCCGAAAGCAAACGGCTCTGAAAATCCCTGTGTACCCATTCCATACATTCCTAATGCATTAATTCCTAAACCTGCCAGTCTGCCAAAGTTACTCATAGACGGCGATGTGGTTGTCTGTGTTTGAGTGCCGGGAACCATATAACTTGGGAAACCTTGCAAACCACCCATGTAGAATTGTAACTGTTCATAAGGGTATCTTCTTTGAGACTCAAAGTCTTGATAAGCTAAATCTAGTCCAGCCTGCCCCATCTGTTGTTGTGCATCCCCCACACCTGCTAACATTCCTAGCTGTTGACCAGTCATTTGCTGTCCTTGTGCAGTTAAGCCGGCTATTCCCTGTGCTGCCTTCATTTGATTTTCAAGCTGTTTAAGATCTGCAAATTGGTTTGACCTATCGGCTGTCAACTGTGCAGTTTGTGAAGCAACGTCACCCTTTAAAGCTCTGTCGGCATCTGACTTAAATATATTAGCACCAGTTGTATAAGCTCTTGATAAACCTATTGCGTCTTGATCTGCAATCCTATCCTGCAATGCTCTTTGAGATTCCGCTTCTGCAATGGCTTGCCTATCCCCTCCAAAAGCACCTGCTTGAACTGCTCTAGCATCTCTACCTTGTCTAGCTATACTGTCTGTTCTAAAGGCTCTATCTCGTTGTCTATCAAGAACGTTATCAATATATGGGTCCATATATTTTTTAACCGCTTCACTGTCAAACGCTTGTGAGTCTATACCTCTAATGCCAATCTTGCTTGGATCAGAACCAGCAACGTCTTTGTAAATGCCAGTAGCATCTTCTAAATTTTCTTGCCCATATCCTTGAAGATCTCGAACACCCTGCATGTATTTAAGTTGATCTTCAGTAAACCCTTGCATTCTTGGAAGACCGTATTCTTGATATCCTTGGTCATATAGAGTGTCTAGTTCGCCTAAAATCTTTTTGATCTTATCGTAGAATAGCGGATCTACATCATCTTTAATTGTTGAGGTTGTTGTTTTAGCCACTTTTATCTCCTATGCAAAATTTGTAAGGGCATTTTTGCGATCTTGTTCCAGACGCCTTACACCTGTTTCGTAATTACCACCGCCGTACATTCTAATCTGTTCGTTTGGTAATACATACTCTTTGTTTGAAAGCATAAACGGACCAACTAAGTCGTCTTTAGGACCGCCTGCACCTGTTATTTCTCCAGTGTCACCTCTTGGTATATTTGACTGACCACCATCTGCCATGAAGTATTTATATTCTCCACCTAGTTGACCGTACATATTTAACGGCACATCTCCAGTCATGCCAACAGGTCTAAATTTATTAAGGTACTCCTGCATGGACATTGGGTTTCTTTGAAAAAACTTTTTCTTCTCTTCTTCTTCCTCTGCAACAGGAGCTTTTGCTTGCTGTTGCATTTGTGCCATTCTCAAAGCGTTGTCCCTATCTTTATTTCGTTGCCGTTGACCCTCTTGATAAAAAGCTTCTGATTTTTGTTTATCAGCTTCCATGTCAGCAATACCCTTCATGGTTAGTCTGCCTTGGTCATCAGTTTCATACCCTAACAATCTTCCAACAGGATTTCTAATTAAAGCCATACCCTTTTGAAGAAAGTTTAAATCTTTTATGCCACCTTCTTTACCTTGCTGTATTTCCTTTTTTGCATCTGCAAAAGATGTTATGCCCTGATTTGGTTCGCCAACTTGAGTTCTCTGTGTAGTAAACTGTGGAACTTGACT